AATATTCCGCTAGGTCGATCTAAGTTGGGATCGTAATATACTTTTCTAAAGGCAGAACCTGCTAACGGTAGAGAAAACAAAAGCTTTTCTGTTTCAGTACGATACTCTGACATCTCATGAGTGAGAAGATAATTCATATAGTCTTCTACTCTTTGCGCCTGCTTTGTCTTATCTTCTGTCATCTTTCCAACTATCTTGGTCTTTACTGGACCACTAGCCGGAAATATCTCTGCTATCGCTTGTGATTGGAATCTAATAACTGCTTCACTCAGCATAGGATGGAACACACCACAAGCCCCATTCCAAGGCTGTGTGCGTTCCTCTATCTTCAATCCTAGCTGATCTAGACCTTTGGTATAGGTATCCTCCCAATCTTTGCGAGAGTCCTTGTCCATCGTATAAGCATTAACTAACTCAGAGCCTATACGCTCTAATTCGTTTTCGTCAATAAATTCTACTAGATTACTATTAAAACCTGCATCAGGAGAATCTGCTTTGGGATCAAAATCAATAATCATACCTCCATCTTCAGTTTCAATAGCAACTGAATCAGGATTCTCAATCATGATATTTAATTGTTCTTCTTGAGGTTCTTGTTCTATTACTCCTTCTACTGGCGTAGCAGGGGTTCTTTCAATAGCCAATTAACTCTCCTAATAATAATTTGCGATTCGAGTGTTATCTATCTCTTCGTCTTCTTCATCAGAATACAATGGTACAAATCCACCCTGCCTAAACCTTAACAGTGCTTGCGTACTGCTATCCACTAAGTCGTCATGCTCTGCATTAGGGAAAGACGCAAACTCTTCTATCACTTCTTCCGCCCATCGCGTTGCCGGAGCCCAAACAATGCCAGAAGAAAATAAATCGGCTACTGCATTCACCCTAGCTATCTTGTCGTTACCTCGACTAGGCGTATATTCTTGTACAGGTATTCCCATTTGTCTTAATTCAAAGATTAAAGGCATACCTGCCGCTTTTGCTTCCACGATAAATGCGTCTGGCTTATAGGATTGATAGCATTCCATTGCTCTCTGCTTTAATTCTGGGAACTCAAGCCTAGCTTTGTGTGCATCAAGTAGAATTATCTGTGGAACTACCTTACCACTGTGCTCATCTTCCCGATAAAACACGCCCCATGTGGTACAAGCCGAGTAATCTGCTCTTTGAGACTTAAGAAACGCGGTATCCCACGACTGAATCACAAATTCACAGTCAGGTGGCTCCCGATATTCCCATTCATTCCACCATTCACGCTTAACTATCGCCCCTTCTTCCGCAGTTGGGTCCTGTTGGTACTGAGCCATCCACTTTGACGCGGGTAATTCTGCGCGGAGCGCCTCTAATTCCTCTAATTTCCAGAACTGCGCCCATAATGGGGAGCCAGATGGCATAATTGCAGGAAGTTCTATGACTTCCCACTCATCTGCACCGCCTCTTTTCACACTTGCGTCTATTAATTGACCCGTCAAATCTCTTTGATGCCATCGAGTCATGACTACTACGATAGAACCGCCCGGTTGTAGACGCTGTCGCGGTCCAGAGGTGTACCATTCGTAGGTTTTGTTAAAAACATTAACGTCAGAACTCGCACCTTCCTGTTCTGAGTGCGGATCATCGATGATTAATAGGTCTGCACCCTTACCGGTGACCGCACCGCCCACACCAATCGCAAAATATTCACCGCCTTTGTTCGTATTCCAACGACCTGCGGCTTTACTATCCGCTTGTAAGCTAACATCTGTGAATATTTCTTTATAATCTTTGCTATTTACTAGGTTTCTAACCTTCCTGCCAAAGCCAACAGCCAACTCAGCGGTGTGAGCAGTCTGTATAATCTTCTTATTGGGGTATTTTCCTAGAAACCATGCAGGTAAAAGATAAGATGCGAACTCAGACTTGGTATGTCGAGGGGGCATATTAATAATTAAACGCTTTAACTCCCCACTTGCGACCCGTTCAAACGCCTCAGCCATAATTTCATGGTGCTTTCCATGAATAAAAGCTACCCACATAGACTGAACAAACGATAAAAACTTGTCTTCACAAGCCTCGCGTAGCTTGGCATCCTCAAGTTCTTCTAACAGCGACAATAATTCTCGCTTATCCTCTACACTTAGATGCTGTATCTTGTCTAAAACACTAGTAACCATATATGTAGTTCATACCTGTCTTGTATAAACCTTCTAAAAAAAAGAATATGTAGTTCCTATAGTAGGTACATACTAATATCTAGTAACTACCTAACTGGCACTCAAGGTATATCTAACTACAGATTATACAATATTAGCCCTCTTCACATAAAAGTCAACAAAAAATTTAGGGGGGGTAGGGTCCCTTGAGCAAAATCCTAGAAATAGGGGGTTGGGGCATACTAAAAAAGTGCTAGCAAAATGCAATTAAAGGGGTAGAGGCATGAAAACTAGTGATTGTTTGTGTGAATTACTATGTATATGTTGTCAGTCAGTCGACTGCTGTCAAGGGGGGTAGGGGGGTCAAAAATAAAAGATTCAAAAAAGAATTCTTTTTACTCTTTATCTTTTAATAACTCTACTAATCTACTTTCTATTTCACTCTCTATTAGATCACTCGACCTACTCTCTTTTGTTTCTACTACATCACTAAACAGAGATACAGACTTCCCAAGTAGCTCTAAAGCACGAACGCGACTGGCATCACTGTCTGACTCTTTAGACTCTTTATATAGCTGTTCTATGACATATGATCTTGTCCTGTGGGCTGAAGCTACTAAACTGTCCTCCTTACGCTGTAGCCCATTAGATATTGATAGGCTAATCTTAGGGTGCGACATAAGCTTACTGCAATCAACGTAAGCGTGTTTAGGTATGCCGCCTGTCTTGGTACGAGCTACATCATATACACTCATATAAACCTCTATATGGCTTCCTAACTTACCTTTGACAATACCCTCTACAAATGCCCTTTGTTTGGGTGTTAGATCGGTGCGTTTCTTTACTACCTTTAACTGTGGTTTTGATTTCTCTGTCATGAATAAATATTAACCGATCAACAGTCATTCTCTGATCATACTTATATACCTACTTATATGCTTGCTTATATGCTAAATATCATTATACTTATAAGTATGGACAGGGCGCGAGGTGCGCCACCCATACAAACCTTAACAAAAACAGACACTTGGAGGTGTTACATGACAAGCAACATAAACAAAGAACGGATAGCCGTTCGCAAGTTCGACAAGGTAAACCTAGATTTCTGGAATGGTATCCAGAGAGGTAAGAGAACTAAAGATAAAGGTAGACCGAAGCAATGGTCTAAAGACAGAAACACTAGACGTAATGTTTACGCATAAACTTAGTGATAATCGATTAACTTAAATAGAGGAATTAAAAATGGAATCAACAAAGAAAATTTTTGTAGTGTATGGAGAAGATGCTCTTAGCCATAGGAAAGCATATAACAAAACAAATCATGATCGTTACTATCCAGTGTGCGCGACAGCAAAAAAGTTTAAACAATTAATGAAAACTGACACATGGACGCTCAGTGCATTACAGAATATTGAGGATTTAGATTTTGAAGTAATTACGTTTACAAATTGGATTGGACTAACTGAGTGGGATGAAGAGGTATTCGTCTACAGAAATTGGTTGATCAGAAAGCATGAGCGTCATGATGATGGGTGGGTAGTTTACGCACCATCATCAGATTCAGAGAAATTTGACTTAGATGATTACACCGCGGTGGATCACTACGATACCTTGGAGGATGCTGTAAGGACAATTGATTTGTTTAACGATTGCCTTTATAAAAAACCAAGTTTTATAAAGTAGCTAGCAGTTAAGCCCATTCGTGAGAGTGGGTTTACTGGTGTCTATTGATACCACATTAAACTTAAATTACATGGAGGACATTCTATGAAGATGTCAAAAGTAGCAAGCCACACTGAGTGGATCGTTAAGGCTAATCATACGCCCTGTCTGATAGGTGGAACAGGGATCGGTAAGTCAGCGACAGTTAGACAGCTAGTTGATAAGTTAGCTGATGGTAGGAAAGTAGTAGATAGTATAAAGCCTAATGAGGATGAGTATGGGTTTATAGATTTCAGATTACCGCTGTATGAGTCATTAGACCTTTCTGGACTGCCTTACATTAATGACAATGGACAACAGAAACGAGCCTTTCTGGGTAATCTTCCCACAGGTGGCGAAGGTCTGTTATTCCTTGATGAGGTCGCACAGGCTCATCCCAGTGTTGTATGCCTAGTGTCTCAGTTAATTAGTGATAAGCGACTAGGAGAGTATGTACTACCCAAGGGTTGGCGAGTGGTGCTAGCCTGTAACCGCGTATCGGATCGCGCATCCAGTAATCGACTGCCGACTCATTTAGTTGAGAGAGTACAGTTGATTGAGTGTGATGTCGTATTTGAAGATTGGGAGCGATGGGGTACTGAGAATAAAGTAAATCCTTATGTTATGGGTTATCTGTCATTTCAACCACAGGCTCTCAATATCTTTGATGCTAAGTCTGATGGAGCGCAAGCTAACCCAAGATCATGGACTAGGCTGAGTGACATTCTAAAAACTGGACTGCCTAAAGATATGTGGAGAGAAATGGCTGTGTCTTCAGTTGGCGAGTTACAAGCTACTGAGTTTGCTAACTTTATAATGCTTATGGATGACGTTCCTAATCTGTCAGACATTGTTAACGGTGTTGAAGCGCAAGTACCTACAAAGGGCGGTGTATGTTATGCCACCTGTATTGCTCTGATGGATAAGATAGAAACCGCATCCAATGAATTGATCCACAGATATTTTGAAAATGCACTAGCATTTGTTAGTGGAATGGATACGCCAGAGTTCTCGATATTCTTTGTGCGTCAATGCGTGGCGAGAAGACCAGAGTTAAAAGATTCGTCAGCCTACTCTGGATTCAAGATCAATAATCAGCACATCGAATATTGATTGGTCAATAATATTTTTTAGGAGGAAAAAATAAATGGAAAAATCTACATTACATGAGACAGCAACACTGGTGAGATTCACCACTAAGTTTTGGAGTGGCATCAAATCTGATAAAGACCTACGTTCACAGTTGGCTGATGATGTGTCAGCACAATCTGACTTATTAAACGTGCAGAAATATCTGGTGGGTAAAGAGCACTCCAAATACTTTCGTAGGATTATCAACAAAGTAAGGAATGAGTTTTACTATCCTAATACATTGCCTTGGAATGATAACTCCTCAGATGATGAAGGGATGGTAGTATCTGGGTGGAGGTTATGCCCTAACTCAAATCTGGACAATCTGATTGCTCAGATGAGCCAGTCTAAGCGAGACTTTGAAAAGGAGGTTGATGAGTTTCTTGAGTTTTATCCAGATAGGATTAAACAAGCCAAAGTATTATTAGGCGATGCATTTGATCCTTTAGATTACCCAGATAGTGATTACATTAGAGAGAAGTTCCGTTTTGAATTTGAGACTAACATGATCCCTAATTACTCATCTGATATCAGATTAAAGGTGTCAGCATCCGCAAGGGCAAAGATAGAGAGCGATGTAACCAACAGGATTCAATCTAACGCACTCTCAGCGAGTAAGGCGATCATTGACTCACTAGTTGAACAAGTCTCTCACATCGCTGATAAGGTGGGTCAGTACGATCCTAAAGATAAACAAGGTGGATTCTTTAAGGATTCATCCTTTGAGAAACTCAGACAGGCTATTTCTGTACTGCCTAATTTCAATAAAGATATACTTGGTGATATTTCATCGGTCAAAGATGCACATCAAAAATTAGTGGGCATCATGGCGAAGATAGATTCTGTCGATTCGCTCAGACAGGATAGCGATGAGTCAGCCAGTAAACGCGAGGAAGTCTCAACAGATTTGAAGAGTGCAATTGATCCTCTCAAAGGCGATTTCCTTGCTAAATTAGGAGGGTTAAAGAATGACTAACCTTACCCCTAAAGAAATGGTAATAAAGGCGAGAACCGCCCTCATGCGCGATCAAGTTGGCATGGCATCAATACTCTTACCTTTAGAGATTGTCGAAGATGAGACTAAGCCGACTATGGCAACAGATGGTCGTAAGATTTATTACAATCCAGAATTTGTGAAAGATTTATTATCCGAAGCGATACAGGGTGTTTTATTTCATGAGGGTTGTCACGTTATCTTTGAGCATCATTTAAGGATCGGTAAACGCAATCATAAACTTTGGAATATCGCGTGTGACTATGTGATCAATATGTATATTCTAGATGTACTTGGAATGAAGTTGCCCGAAGGTGGATTGTATGACGCGCGATTTAAAGGTATGGGTGCTGAGAAAGTTTACTCCATCTTGGATGATGAGTTGGATCAAGATAAAGAACAGAATGATGAGAGCAACAGCGATCAATCTGGGAATGACTCCGACTCTGATGACGGCACAGAAGATGAACAACAATCGACTGGTAAATATTCTTCTGAGGATGGCACACAGAACACTCCTCCGCCATCAAAGTATGACAATCTTCCAGACTCGCAAGGCGAAATCATTATGCCTAAACATGACGATGGCAGAGAGTTTAATGGCGAGGAGTTAGAAGAAATGGCTAGCGCACTCAGACAAGATGTCGTTATGGGCGAGAAGCTAGAGCGATCACATGGCAACGGTGAAGGGAATGCCTTAATAGGTGTTATGTCAGATATAGCTAGAAAATCTACCATCAAATGGTCTGAGGTGATTGGCGATGATATGAAGTCAAATATAGCTGATGATTACACATGGTCTAAGCCTAATAGAAAGCATTCTTGGAGAGGTGTTCACATGCCATCGCCCACGCATAGTGTTGATGGCGGTGTGTTAGCTATCGCTATGGATTCAAGTGTGTCAGTCAGTCAGAAGGAAGCTGACTACATGGCGAAAGAAACCAGAGTTATTGCTGAGGAATTAGGGCTAGACAAAGTAATGGTCTGTTACTGTGATCACATCGTTAGAAAAAATAGTGATGGTGAATGGTGGGATGTCTTTGATCTAAGCTGTGGCGATGAGATCGAGTTCAAGTTGCGCGGTGGTTATTACACAGAGTTTGATCCAGTCATGAATTTACTCAATGACTACACCGATAATGCACATGAGATACAGGCACTAATCTATTTTACGGATGGTCATGGCGATGTGAATGCAGAATTGCAACCAGACTTGCCAGTCTATTGGGCGATTACTGATGAGCGATTCTTTACTGATGACTATTACATCAAGCGCATGGCAGAGAACTTACCTTTTGGTAAACACATCTACCTTGATGCTGAAGAAGCGTACCGATGAGAGAGCAGAACTGGTGTGATCGATGCGAGGAGATCGTTGATAAAGATGACGATCTCTGGACAACGGGAGATGTGTACGGTGTTTTCGATAGCCGAGGTTATCGAGACACCTTTGACGATGGCTCGACTTTGGTATGTCAAGATTGCTTGGCAGACAAAGAATTCATTGAGGAAGGATTATTAACGGGTCAATAAATATTTTTTTTACAGCAGGGAGGACACACAAATGGGAATTAAAAAGTTTAAAGTTGGAATGATCACCACAGATTCTTTTACTGTGGAAGTTGATGCAGAAAACGCTGAGCAAGCAGAACAAAAAGTTGAAGAGACAATAAGAGCACTCGAGGAGTATCAGCAGACAGATGGTCGATACTTATTCTATTGGACAGGGCAAGATAACTGTGAGGTTGTCCACAGAGAAGTGTCGATAGAGGAAGTTGAACTTATTGAGGTTTAATATATAATTTAATCACGATTAGTTATTCATTCGTGATACCCCCTTCGGGATGGCAATAGTCATCCCTTTTTTTTATCTATTAAAAGTTGCTTTACCTACACCTGTGTTTTTAATACCTGTGGTAAACGACTGTTGACCAGTAAATATTTTTTTTAACTCGCGGCAAAAGCACAACATATTGTGGTGGCTAAATAATTAATACACTATATGTAGTTTTTTTCTTGCACTATGCAATCTATAACGTATAATTATTGTGTTGACGATTCCATTTGGTTGACACCTCCGCAAAGGGAGTAACGCAAGTTGCTCCCTTTTTTATTGATGTTCGACTAAAGATTTCACAAGGCTTGCATTAAGCTATATAATAAATCTATGTACGCAGTAATAAGACATACGTTTGTGCTTGATCTTAGAGATAAGTATAACTCTCAAGGTGAATGGCAACACAAGGTTTGGTTGTTTGATACTGAACGAAAAGCTATGGCTTATGCGATCACTTTATTGACTGACCCTGTGTTGATTGGCAATGAGCATTACTTAGCACACGCATTAGAAAGATTGCAGACAGGTAAGTTTTGGCAGTTGGGAAATGAATCAGTTGCAGTTGGTAAGGTTGAAGACACCATACACATAGAGGAATATGAGGATGAAAAATCTATACATTAGATGTTCAGAAGAAACTTATCAGTTGGCAAATGATCTTGCTAAAAAAGAAAGCAGATCAGTTACTAAACAAATCATACATTTAATTCACAACGAAGCAGAAAGGTTGGGCATAGAAGTTGAAGTAAAAAAACCAGATTGGTTAGAAAAAATTAGTGACGTTCCAACGACTGCGGAACTGCCATCTGATGTCAAGGTCGGTCTTCAAGGGCTTGTTGGAACATCACAACAGGGCTTTCACCAAGACTAATATACCAGTAGTTTAGTAAAGTTTTAGCCGAGGTCTTCACCACTTGTATATCTATATCATCTAATTCTTTAGGTGAATCAACCATTATTCTCCAGAACTTTCTTTCTATTTGTTCTCCGCATTCTTTTTTTAATTCTCTTTGAACTTTGATGAGAACAATAGAACGAGGCGTAGAAGGAAAAGATTGACCAGTAAATATTTTATCAACAGCTCCTGCTGAGCTTTGCAAAAACGCACCGCTAGTTGCAATGAGACCTAGGTATTTATCACAAGCATTGTGTTCGCTTTCGTTTAGTTTGTTACTGAGATAAAGACTATCTATGATGTGCTGATCATACACTATTGCTCTAGCAATATTAGTATCTTCAACCTTTGAAATGCCTACCCTCTGCTTTGAATGAAGATAGGCATTACCTATTTCGTTTATCTTAAGTTTAGATTTCCCAATCAAAGTCATCTTCTACTTTAGCTATCTCTCGATACCTTCCGTTAACTGGATTGAACTGCATCGTAACATTGCCAAGAGAACCTTGCCAACCCCATCTTGCTTTCCAGTTATGAATCTGAACTCCATCATCTCCTCTGTAAACTGTAATCCCTGTGTCTGCTTTAGAAAACCATGCCATTGATTTAGCTATGTCGACTCCTGTGCATACATTCTTTTTGCCATCCCTAATTTGTGGCTTGGTCGGATGACTTACAAAAAATACTAAGACATCATGTTGCTTTGCAAACAACTGAACTTTAGTAAGCATGTCAGATACCATGTCTGTTTCTAACGCATACTTAGTGTCAGTCTGAATAAAGTTAAACGGATCGATGACTAGAATCCTTGCACCGACTCTCTGTACCGCATTCGCCCCCTTCTCCAAGATGCTTTCAATCGTAGGTATATCGCCATCCATATAGTCTTGAAACAAGATATGATCTTTAATCCATGACTCTGCATAGTCCTTTTCTTCTTGTGTCATTCGCGTGTTAACGCCTTTAAAGAAGGGTTTGCCTGTAAGTATTTGTGCTATCTGTACTGCATGAAGATGAGGTGGCTTTTCAAAACTACAGAAACAAGTCTTCCAACCATTGTTGCTAGCTACATTGACTATTAACTGGTCAATAAAAGCTGACTTGCCATCCCCGGGATATCCTGTTACGACAAATAAATTTCCTGTGCTAAGAGTAAACAGCTTATCCACAGAAGCAAAACCTGTTGAAACTCCAGTAGGCATACCTTTCTCGTACAGAGATTGGAAGTCCTCTGAGTAATGATCAATAGAGTTTAATCCATGTAATGGTATCGGCTCTGCATTAAGTATCGACTGCTTTAAATCATACTTGCCTTTTGCTATTAGCAAATCATTAGCATCTTTCTCGCCTTGGAAATCCACACGATAGCACCTTGCTTTATTTAATCGTCTAGATAATTCGTCAGCTAACACATCACCAGACACATCATTATCTGTTGCCAGTATAATCTTTTCTACACCCTCAAACTTTTGCCTGTCTTCCCAAACGTATTTAAATCTACCGTCCTCTGATGCATCGACTTTATTGTTAGTAATCTTTGATGGCGCACCATTTGGTACAGAATAAACTTCTACGTTCATATAATCATGGAAGGCTGTCTTGATTGCTAAGGCATCTAACTCTCCTTCGGTAATTACAATGGTGTTTTCTAAATCGGGTAGCTTTCTATCTTTGACATTTGTGCCCCACAACCTAGTTGCATTGCCATCCCACCAGAATCTTTTATCTTCGGCATCTCTATATTTGATAGCTTCAATATCCCCTTCTGCTGTGCGGTAGACAAAACCTATGACTGGTTTATATTTATTTGCACCTGATCCGCCAATCGCTGTGCCGTAAGACAAAGCTACCTCTGGACTTATCTTTCTGCTTTTAAGAAATAAAGCGCCAACGCTTCTCAAATCATTGACAGGCTCATCTATTTTAGTGACAGGCTTTGGTGTTGGCTTGACTGCTCTTAGTCTTGTTTGAGTTTTCTTTGGCACGATTCCGTTCTCACCGCAGTGATGGCAGTTGTAAATAATCTTTTCGCTTTCTATATTGACTGATAAGGGTTTATCCCTTTTATGTTTTGATCGGGTATCTTGACAAAGTGGACAGGCGATTTTGTGTTGTCCCAAGCTAAGGGAATAGGTAGACGACTCTACCGCTGTGTTGACATCCATAATTTTCTCCGCTAAATTATTATAATAACTTACTAGTAAGTAGTAACCTCCTTTAAAATAAACACTTAGTAAATGTAGTAAGTAACTACTACACTAAAGTATCTATCTCCCTTGCAATATTGTTGGCTAATTTCTTTCTTGAAATTAATGGATAATTAGTTAGTGCCATGATTGATTTCACCGCACCTTGATGATTGATCTTTAAACTGTCGCATAAATCTAGAAAGTCCTCACTCTTTAAATATTGCATGGCATCAGTGGATTTATTCAAATCTTTACTGGCAATATCTCTTACTGCTTGTTTAAAAATTGCTCTGATTAATTTACTGTCATCACCACTAGCCATTTATAAATACTAATACACAAGTTGCATATTATCAACCTATGATTTATTATATAATATCATAATTATGTGAGGGATTATAAATGAGTTATCAGATAGAAAAAGATATTCCGTTGCCTAAACGTACAGGCAGACCTAAAAAATACCCTATAAACATAGAGGAATTACAGGTTGGAGAGATGATAAAAGTACCTATGGCTGAGGATAATTATTATGAAGATGCATTATTAATTAGAAATTTTGTATCGGCTTACAAAAATAAATCAAAAAGAAAATTTGCTACTCGCAGAATTACTGAAGATGAATACGGTGTCAATGGCATAGGCATATGGAGGTTAGAATAATGCATAAGATAGATAAGAATATACCATTTCCTAGCGACATGATTCTTCGCAACACAAAAGCTGAAAGATATCCTTGGAAACAAATGGATGTAGGAGATAGTGTTAAGATACCCATGAGGGAAAAAGAAGATGTTGATAAGTTCCGCAACAGGGTTTGTGCTAGCTATAGAAGATATGGCAATGAGCAGAATCCAATGAAAAGATTTACTTACAGATTTTTAAAAGACCCAGATGGTCGCATTGATGGTCTTAGAGTCTGGAGACTACACGACTACGATGTTCACGAATGAAATATACTAACAAGCATGACATCCCTAAAGAGATTATTAGGGCAATAGAAAATGACCAGTACACTAGGGGTAACTCTGACATAAGTGTAACTGGTTTATTGCAACCTCCTAGAATCAGATTGTTAGAGCGAAAACATCATGATGATATTGTTCTAGATTATTCAGATGAGACTTGGAAAATACTAGGTCAAGCTGTACATGCAATATTAGAAAGGGCAAATGAAAACTATGATGACACTATTACAGAGCAAAGATTGTTTGCAGACATAGAAGGATGGACTGTTAGTGGTCAGACAGATAGCTTGGCTGTGCATGATAAGATTCTTAAAGATTATAAAGTTACTTCAGTATGGACTGTGGTCAACGCTTTGAAGGAAGGCAAGTCTGATTGGGAGAAACAGCTTAACTGTTATGCATATCTCTACAAGCACAACACTGGAGAAACCATTAACCAGTTAAATATTATTGCGATAGCTCGCGACTGGAATCGAAGGGAGTTGCAGAGAAGAGGCGGTGATTATCCAAAGAGCAGTATCATTACTATTGATATACCGCTGTGGTCTGAGCAAGAACAGTTGCAGTTTTTTAAAGATAGAGTTTCTTTTCATAGGTCTTCTGAATTCAAACATAGTATGGATGGTGAGTTACCGCTATGTTCTGATGAAGACAGGTGGAAAAGAGAGGACACTTTTCGTGTGATAAAGAAGGGTAGGAAAAGAGCAATTAGAGTTTTACCTAGTCTGAAAGAAGCCGAAGAGTTTTTGGGGAGTAACGAAGATGGTTTATCTATAGAGATTTCTAAAGGTGAATCAATTAGATGCGGTGCATACTGCAATGTTGCTCAATTTTGTAACCAGTATAAAGAGGAGTTAGCGAATGGATGACAAAGCATTAGATGCACTTTTATCTAAACCTACTTATCAAACTATATGGAATACACTTAGTAAAGTAGATTGTAACGATCATATTGAAAAGAAAATGAACCTAAGTTATTTATCTTGGGCATGGGCGTGGGGTGTTTTGATGGATCATTATCCCGATGCAGTAATTGATTTTTATCATGATCCGCAAACAAATTTACCTTGTGTATTTTTTCCAGACAAGACTGCTGAAGTTAGATGCAGAGTTTCTATAGGTTCTGTAACCAGAGAAATGTGGTTGCCTGTTATGGACAACAGAAACAATGCCAAAGTTAATCCAAATTCTAGAGATGTTAGTGACGCCAAGATGCGATGCTTGGTAAAGACTCTAGCACTTTTTGGATTAGGGCATTACATCTATGCGGGAGAGGATTTACCTCCAAGTGAAAAAGAAGAGAAGGTTGAAGAGAAAGTTGTCAAAGCTGAAAAGCCTAAGAAGCAACCAGTAAAAGAAGAAACAAAGGACTGGACATCAGACCCTAAGAAATATGCTGACACATTTGTTACACCTATGTTAGCGTTGATTGATAAAGCTGAAGATGTTGTATCCTTAAAAGAGTTGTTTGTTAATAACAAAAGTCACTTCAAGGTTCTTGAGGAACAAGTGCCAGAAGAATACAAAAAGTTAATTGACAAATTTATGAAGAAAACAAATGCATTTGAAAAGGAGATTGGTGATGCAGATACAAAGTGATGGACAGATATTTACAAACAATTTTAAATCTGGAGATAAACAACCAGATTGGACAGGATCAATTAAGTTAAGTAGAGAACTACTTAAAGGTTTAGTTACTAAGGTTAAAGAGGGGGGCGAAGCTGAAGTTAGAGTTGCCCTTTGGGATAGAACGTCAAGGGATGGCAACGAATACAAGTATGCCCGATTTGATTTACCACAACCAAAGAAAGAGGAGGTCAATAATGTACCCCAAGAAAGTAAACCTAATGAGGGAGGACATGATAACAGACAACAGTCCGACCCTTTCGCCAACGAAGATATCCCTTTTTAGAAAGATGTACGCAAAGGGAATAATACAAGAGATAGAGGAAGTTACTAATCCGCAAGACTTTCATAACTTTCTTTCATCTTACAATGCTTTGACTAAACAATTGGAGAATGTGCGTGATCCATTAAAGACTACACCGCACAAGTTGTTGATCGATTACTTGCAGTATGTGATTGACAAGAACCAAAGGGAAGCAGAGCAAACAGCATTGGGTGTTTGATTAGACCAAAGTGACTCCATACTTAAGTTGCAGGCTTGATCCACCTGTGGTCGCAACGGATCATTAAATAACGGAGGATAAAATGGCGATAAAAATTATAGATAATAATCCTTATAAAGGGTGTTTTAGAGGAACAGAGATAAATTATTTTGCAGTGAAAGTTTCTTTTTCAGAAAATGAATTTAAGTTGATGGAGCACTTTGAAGAAGAATTAGATATGAAAATGACAGACCAAATCGAATATGTTTTGAATGGTTTATTTCCTAAAACTAGAGAAGCTTACTGTAGCTTTATGAAGGATGGCGTTAAAAAAAAGTATGAACAAATAAGAAAAGATGCTACTAAAAATGAAGCATTTACTATAGATAAGATTAGTAAAGTGCAAAGGGGGTAATCAAATGGAAGAAAAAGAATTGTGGATGGAAAAAATTAGAGGTCTCGCTCCTGTCTTAGAGAAAGCAGAGATAGAAGTTCATAATGAGAAGGCAAACTTGCAGAGACTTATGGCTCGACTGAAGACAGAAGCTATCTCTCATGGCAATAAATCAGTTGCTTCACAAGAAACATACGCAGAAAATCAAGATGTAATCTATCAATCTAGATTGAATGTAGGCATTGCACAAGGACACTTGATGTCAGTCAAGGTGCAGATAGATGCTTTAAAGATTGGCTTTGAAGAGTGGAGAACTAAAAAGGTAAACGAGAGGGAAGAGCGCAAGAGATATGATGGCGATTAATATTTTTGATAGTTTCTGTTGTATTTTTACAGCAGGGTGTTATAAAAAAATATTTACCCGTCCATTATCTTTAGGGAGTTTGTTATGAAAGCTAGCAGTGCGAAAGCAAAAGGGAGAAAGTTACAGCAATGGTTTACTAATTTGTTGATTGATAAACTTAATTTAGATAAAGAAGATTTAGAAAGTAGACCGATGGGCAGTCAAGGAGAGGATATTATACTTGGCAAACAGTCCAGAGATAAGTTTCCATATTCTATTGAATGCAAGAATCAAGAGGCGGTAAACATCTGGAAAGCCTATCAGCAAGCTGAAGATAACTGCAAAGGCTACGAGCCTTTGGTAATAATAAAAAGGAACAGAAGCAAAACTCTAGCAGTAGTAGAAGCGGAGCATTTTGTTTCTCTTATGGTGAACAAAGATGATTGAACTTTACGAAAAGAAACTAAACAAAAGAAAGCGAGATTGGTGGGAGTGGCACAAGAGTAATCCGCGTGTATGGCTTTTGTTTGAGCAGTACACATTTGAAGCGATCAATAGTGGCAGAAAGAATTACTCACATTGGGCTATCATTAATAGGATTAGATGGAACGAAGAGATAGAAACAAAAGGTGGTGACTTTAAGATAAGCAACGACTACATATCTTTTTACGCAAGACTATTCCATGCAAGATATCCAGAACATAATGGGTTCTTTAAGTTAAAGCTATTGAAAGAAGAAAAAGAAATAGAGTTTTTAGAGTCCAAGGGTTATGACAGGAACGTCAGATTGTTTTCTTAACTCTGGCACGAAAGCTAACCTCATGTCTCTAGACATTTCCATTTGCTCTAATATCTCTTCTTTTTGATCTGAAGATAAAGAGTTTGTATTTAATACAGCATCCCTTTGTTTTCGCCAGTGTCTCATGTATCTTTCAATCGCAAGTATTTGAGGTCTAGTTACAGCTAGCCCTCTGTGATTTTGCATGTATGCCATCAACTCATCTGTTCTTCCTTGCTTGCGTAAAGCGTTTACAGTCTGTTGGAACTTGTTACTCTCTGCTCTTAATTCATAGTATTGTTGCTGTAAGCCACCGCCCAAATCAGTTTGTAAAAATCTTTTAAAGACTGGCATTCTATCTATTCTTGGGCTGATAAAATCTCTGTCAGTAGTTTGTCTTAATATTGCATCAGTCATACCAAGGACATAGCCACCGATTGTTCCTCCGTAACCTCTTAACACATACTCTATTTTTATTGGTGATATGTTAAAGGTTTCTCCGACAAGTCTTGCTAACTCATTAGTATTATAATTAGCTTGATATCCCGGCTCCAAGCCAACTCTCTTGTAGTATGGAACTATCTCATTACCAGTGTAAGAACTTCTATTAATTATCGCTTCTGTCAATGGCTTGATTGCTTGGAATCCTAAAGGATCAATCTTCAAAGTAGTTTCTGCTTGCCGAAGTAAAGAATCAACTGTTTCATTTAAATCTCCACCCATCGCAACATCTATTATTCTTTCTGGAATAACCTTATACATAACTCCAACCTCAAAAGGTATAGGTATTTTTAAAGCGGGTATTCCTTCTGCATACGGAATTATCCAGTTATCATCTCTAATTTCTCTTGTTGCTCCTTTGTATTCTTCTTCATCACTTACTAGAGCGTAATATAAACCAGTCAATAATGTTAATAATCCTCCCCTTGCCAAAGTGCCTAGAGCAACTCGCCTTGCAAAATCTTGTTGAGTTTCATCAGCCGCTTGCTTTGCCGCGGCCGAATACTTGCCGCTATGTGCTCTATACAAAACATCAAGACCTTGTATCCTAGCATTTAAAAATGGTATTGCCGCGGTTACAATCCTAAATATAGGACTAAGTCCTCTTCTGCTAAAGTTAATTACTTCTAATGCCTGATAAGCCGCTTCAGCCTGACTGCCTGTCAAATCAAGTATCTTATCGTAGACTGCTTGTCTTGTTGCTCCGTCTGATTTAGTGGTCTGCTGTCCTAGCCAATCCCATATTCTTACAGCAGAATCTGTTAGAGATAGCGCACCATTTCTTCCTCTACCGGCTTTGTTCATTTCTTTTCTAATAAACTTAGCTACATCCTGTGGATCGTTGCTAAAATCATAACCTCCGATAATTCCAAACTTTTCTAGCTGAGTCATATCAGCATTAAAGTTTTTAAAGGTGTCTATGATGGGAACCATATTTGCTCCCGAGGTTACGTAAGAAGAAAGACTATCTCGCAATAAGTTAGCTATCATAAATCCGGGATCACGAGTTACTAACTCTCTCAAAAATCCCGCGGGGTAAGCTAAAAATTTTGCGAGACCACCTATGTCATCTATTCCAACAGTCTGCAAACTATTGACCAACATAGGATCAGCCACATCAAAGAAAACCTTTTCGCCATCTATCATCACTGGCATGAGGTTGGCTCTGTTGCCTTCGTAAGTTTCGTCATCTATTCTTTGCGCTTGACCAGATAACTCGAGAGACCTCATAAGCTTTTGCAGTCCATCATTTTTCATAGCCGCAGTAACAATAGCTAATTGATTTTTTGAAATAACAGTTAACGGATCAAGGTTTAAATCTTCTTTACTGCCTTTCATTTTTACTGATAGAGGATTAGAGGATAAGAATCCAGAAGCAATCTTGGGTCCGGCTACATTCTGATCTTCCATTTGTCTGTAGAAAGGATAATAATCAGAGTTCTCTCGCCATATTTTCGCTGTTCCTCTAGTTTCTATAACTTGATTAGCAGAAGCTGTTGAATTGTATGCTTGTATCAGACCTAGTATTTCTGCTCTTGTTTGCTCAGGTGTAAGACTTTCATCAACTCGATACTTACGCTTAGACTTTTTATTGAAGTCTCTTATCAATTGAGCATTCGTTCTGTCCTCTTGCAGTATTCCTCCTTCAACGGCAAAGTCTATTACACGATTATTGAACTGCTGAAACTTATCATATACCTGTTTGACTATTGGATAATCTGATGCTATCTCTGCGGCTTGTGCTATCGCATCTTCAGATACAGGAGTCTCGACTCCTTGTTCGTTAAGTCGTTTACCTCTGGTAGCAACTGCATATATTTTAAATAAAGATTCTAAATCTACATTCGGGTCCTGATATAGTGGAGCAAATATTTCTATCAGTCCCCCATGCTCAAACTGTTCCACAGATGCCAAACCTTCTTTGAATGTAGGCACTCCTGCTTTGAGCATCATCGCATAAATGCCTTTCGCTCTATCAGAGTGCCTAAGAGCCTGTAATGCTCCAGTCTCTGCCATAAGATTAAGCTCTCTTGCTTCTGGACTTATTGCAGTGGCTCTCATAATTGCTTGCTCTGCTCTTGTTAACTTATCAACAAACGCTTCTCTTCCTCTAGTAAGCATTTCATTGAGAGTGCCAAGGTTAGTGCTATCAACTAAAGTTCTACCGAATGATTTTGCAGGCATCTCTGGTCTGCCTATTTCATTTAAAGTCCCTTCATATTTGGGAGGAACTTTGGCATTGCTTCTATGAAATTTAGGAGGATCATTTATTATGCCCATGTCCTCTGGGGCATTTTGAAAATCAAATGCAATCTTAAGGGCAACAGGATTTGCTTGATCGTTGTAGGTAGGTATGACTCCTCGAGATAAGGATTCATTTATTCTTATAACTTCTGCTTGCACCTCAGCAATATCAGCATCAGTAATATCTGCTTCGCCTGCAAGTGCTGAGTTTTCTTCTAAGTAAGGTGGTACTGTTTTAGGTTCAAATCCTACTTCTGCCGCGAATTGTCGGTAGCTTTCGTAGGCGGGGATGTAAAGATCACGGAGGGCGGCTCTTTGTATATCGGATGATTCGGTGAAACCAACTCTATCCCTAAGTCCTCTAATGCCTGATTTAGTTCCCGGTGTCCATCCTTGATCTTCTCCATATTCTATATACTCCGATTCTTGTCCATATCTTTTTAAAGTATAACCCTTACCCTGTATCCCTTCAAGGATAGTGCTAGCAAAGTCAGTCAAATCTTGCGCTGTATAAGGACCTTCAGAAAAAGACTTGGGGTCCATGAATGTTACACCTGTTTTATTATTAGCCATCAACGTAAAGTTAACTTGTTGTCCGGCTCTTTCCATGCCTTCAAATGTATTTGTAATATCTTGTAACTCTTGCACTGTAAATGCAGATTGATCCGGCTTTTCTAAAATCAATCCAGTTTTTAATAAACCTTTTTCTACAGGTCTAGCTGTCACTGCCGCATCTTGCATAAACGCATCCGTAAATAACTGCGCTATTGACCTAACTACAGCAGGCTCCGCCCCGGGAAGTTTCAATAATATATTTGGATTCAAGTATCCATCATATGTTCCGGCAGACTCTGTAATTTCATGAGGTATTTGAAGGTTGTTTAAGAATTTAATTTTATTACCTGAAGAAATCTTCTTTAAAATTTGTCTCTGATAATTTAAGAAGCTTGCAAAAGGAACGGACTCGTCAATATTCTTTGGAAGATAACCTCTCTCTTTCCCCATTTTAAATTCTATGATTACTTCAGGAGCAGAATTTACAATAGCATCATACATATTTTGCTTTAAGTCTGTGTCAAAAATATTTGATTGTGTTTTACTTTTGTAATTAGGATTGTGAATAAATTTACCAGAGAAGGGTCTGTCAATTGCAAAATCTCCCTGATCTATCATTTCTTTTATTGCAGATATTTCTTCTGAAGAGTGTCTTACAGAGGACTCATACGTTCCTTCATTATAAATCTTAGTAGGACCATCATATCTTTGATGAGCCCACAGCAAAGCTTGCACTTGTCTAGGTGTAAATGTTCTTACTTCACCATCAATGTTGTAATTTTCAGTGGCTAACAATCCGATAATAGCTTGCATAACCCTGTATTCGTTCTCATTAATGCCACCGCCTGTGCCATTATCCATGCCAAACTTTCTAATCATATGCCTATCAATTACAGAGAATGGACTAAACCTGTTGTTAGATGAGTCTAATACTTCTAGGGCATAAGTAGCTGTTTTCTGGCCCGTTTCTTGTTTTTTATACAAGCCTGTTTCATAAATTTTTGCGATGTCATTTAGTCTTTGATTGTTCTTATTAGCTACGTTAAACTTTTTAAGTTCCTTTATAAATTTATCCTTGTCATTGACAGGGTCTATTTGTCTGGCAACTATCATTGTTCTTAACGTATCTTTTAAATTAGGTTCTGGCTTTGCTTGTGCAGAGGTAACGCCAAAGATAGATGAAAACTCATTCATGTTAACATCTCCAACTATTGTTGGTATTCCATTACCCCATCTCTCATACCACAGATAATCCATATTTTTCTTTACTGCATCTCGTAAATCTGCTTTTAACTGAGAGTAATCTACAAAATCATGTCGCTTTGCCTTTGTAGGAGAGAATGCACCGAGCGCGGCTCTAAAGTTTTCTGCTTTAGGATTGCCATTAGTATTTTTATATTCATTGTAAACAGCTTCTTCTGTCGCACCGGGGAATAAAATATTACTAGGCGTAATACCTGCCCGCGAAAACTTAGGTGTACTATTTATTTGATCGGTCAATAATCTTATTTCTTCTTCAGCTTGCCTTAACTTGTTAAGTTCTCTTTGGTAGCTAGCCCTAGACATCGAGCCACCTTCCTGTCTAATGGTGCTCTCAGCTACCATCATTCTTTGTGTTGCCCTTTGCAATCTGTCCTCTGCATCTTCTCTGGTCTGAGAAAACTTAGGTGGTGATACAAATTGATTTCTTTCTTTGGCTCTATCTAATGCTTGCAAGCTTCTTATTTTATTTCTTTCTCTTCTGCCTATCTTACCCAGACGAATGTCTTCCATGACAGCTATCGGTGAACTAAATCCAGAACCAAATATGCTGTCAAAAAAACCTTTTATTAAGTCTATGATTTTTCTAATAGTTTTCTTTGACTCGCCCTTAAATTTGCTAGGGTCTTTTCTGTAGTATCTAAATAGTTCAGCAACATATTCTTCTTCGAGAGCGATGATGTTGCCAGTTTCTCTGAGACTAGCATAATTTATATCTATCATTTCAAGAGCAGTCTTTGGCTTGTCACCTTTCTTGGCATCTTTTGGTTGATTGTCTGCTTCGATAGTCGGTAAATATTGTTTTGCAAAATTTAAAAGACGTTGATACTCGCCCTCAGTAATTAAATCTAAATCTCTTATGGCATGGATAGCTTCATGATCTATAGTAGCTGAGATGGCAGACTCTAGCTCTGCATCAGACTTACTGCCATCAGGATCAAACTTTGTCATTGATACGAGTATTCTTCTAAAAGCATCATCATATTCTGCTTCTACATCACTTGCTCTTCCAGTTAGAACAGGTCTACCATCTATAAATTCCATGCCTTGAGATGACCTAATCGCTGTTTCAAATTTAAGACCTACATCTGACAAGCCTAACTGATTCATTTTTTCTCTAATATTTTTTCGTAACGTATCATACTTTTTCATAGTATTTGGAGGAGCAAGCAACAACACCTCCTCTTGCGTTACTACATCTGCACCTTGAGATTCTTGATTGCTAACAACCTCATCTATTTGTTCTTCTTGCAAAGGCGTTAAATCTTGCAGTCTTTGTCTAAATTGATCAGTAGTTTCATTTAAAGGCTGTGCTTTTCTAGCCTGTCTAACCTCAAAGTCTGTAGTCATTACCAGTTTGTTTTTAATTTTTTCTGCCCTTCCACTCTCTATTAAATCGTTTCTAAGCATGTTTAATTCTTTGGGAGATAAATCCCTACCAGTCTGATTATTCTTTACGAGAGACTTAATCTGAGCCGTTGTAATAGGCTCTCCTTTAATACTTGTATACAAAGTATTTAATTGATTTGCACTGTAAGGTCTAGGTCTAAGGTCAGGTAATTTTGTGGGATTAGAAAACCTAGGTAAGTTTCTAAGTCTAGTGAGAAGTAACTCTTTCTGACCTCTATTCATTTTAGTAAATGAGTTAGTGCCAGTAAGCGTTTCAGCTATGTATTGGAAAGCAGGCGAGTTTAAATCAGGAGTTATGTTTTTTGCTTTGAATACCTTGTTGAAATCATTTCTAGATACAGGTATTTTTTCTCTTGATCTTTTTTGTCCAATGGACTCACCTGTAAGCACCCCTTTCTTAGCCACTTTAAATATGACATGCGCCCTCTCTGACATTAAAGAATTAAAGTCAGCAGGCGATAAAAGTTTCTTGGCTTCTTTGGGAGTGTAGAAAGATTTGATAGGCACATTTTTCTTCTGTGCTTTAGTTTGGAGTTGACCGATAAGACTTGCTTTATCTATCTTGGTATTTCTTAATGGATATGAAGTTTGTTGTAGTGCTAATCTATCCTCTAAATTTTTTGTTTGTGATTCATCTAGAGGACCTAATACGTTCTTGATAGCTTGTATATCTTCTGATATTTGTTTTTGATTTTTTACTTTATCTTTACGCTTTATGTTTATAGTGCTATCTAAAGCCGCCACAGCTTGAGCAGGTATCAAGTGCGCTTGAGGATCATAAACTTTTCTAGCTAAATTATAAGCTGTCCCATTGCCATACAGCCCATTGATAGATAAGTTTTGTTTAGCCGCAGAATCTACAAACGAATCTCTTAAACTTTTTCTTAGATCAATAGCTTTTTTGGCGGCAGATTCAGTGTCTGGTTCAGTAGAATATACATTGCCTGTTTCTAATCCTACAACCGAACCAGTGCCGTTAGGATTACGAACAATTTCAAACTCTTCTAATACAGGAGGTTCAGCAAACTCTAATGTGGACTCGGGTATGGGCGCATCTTCTACTGGCGCGGTAGGCTGTATATCTTTAGGGGCAACAAAGGTTGTAGTTGTGGCTTGATTAAAGAAATCTCTACGTTTAAATTTGCTTTTCTCTTCTTCTTCTCTTTGCTGTCTCTCTAGGTCTTCATTGTATGTATTGCCAATGCCTCTTTTATCTAGCACACCTCTAAAAACTAGATCAGAAACAAAACCTACAGCGCCACCTACAGTAAAGTCATCGAGTAAACTTTCTCCTATTGGTAACTTATCGCTGTATATTCCTCTTGCTACTAAGTCTTGCGCTAAACCTGCACCTGCTTCTTGTATTGCCTCTCTTCCCCCTGTGCCTACAGCAAATCCTAACTTATCTACTAATCCTAAATTTACTTTGTCTTTTGGCACATATCTAAATAAATTATTTAAAGAAAATATTTCTGAAGCACCTATTGCGCCACCTGATAACTCGGCTAGAAGCTCTTGCATTGCCCCTACTTCTTCGCCTTGCTCTCTGGCAAACTCTATATTTTGTCCTTGCGCTGAAATACCTGCCGGAATAGCTAAACCTAAAGCGGCTCTTCGCGAAAACTTTTGTGATCTGTCTAATTTTTCTGCGGCTGTAAGACCTTTAGCTGTGGCTCCTAATCCTGCTAGCTTTCCTGCCGCGGCTCCGGGTATAAAGAACGAAGCAAATGATCCTAGCCCTGCGCCAAACTTACTAGAGAAAGCATCTTCATATCCCTCTGATGCGCCCAAGCTACTTTCATTAAGTTGATTTTGTAAACCTCTTAGGTACTCCCCGACATCACTGTCGTTACCCATATCAAATAAGTTGACAACACCTTCTCCGGCAGAAATAAATGAACCTGCCAAACCTCGAGGGATACCTTTTGCAACCTCTGCAAGGTGACCGCCAAAGGTGGTTTGCACTTCTTCTTTAAATGGCTGATAGTATTCTGGATATAATTCAGACAGTTGATTCTGCAATAAGATTGCATTTTCTTTGGTTATATCATCATCAACCTCTAATATCCTACCATCTGGTAAACGATATTGACCCATTAATATTCCTAATTAGTTATCTGATTTGCAAATTCACCTGTTGCGGCAGGTATGTTATCTATGCCTAGCCTTTTGTTTAATGCATCGCTTATAGAAAGTATTCTATTAAATATATTTTGTTTTTCAGTCATATCAATAGCTTGTTCGTAAGATTTATTTAATTGCTCGAGAGTATCTATCAAGTTTTTCTTTTGCGATTGATCTAATTGATCCTCTAACAAATCCACTTTAGCTATTGTTGCCGCTGTCGAAATACTTAATAATCGTCCTTGTTCTTTAGCAAGTTCATCTGCACTTGCTTGTCTTTTAACCATATTATTATATTTGTCTATCTCTAAAGCTTCTCTTCTTAAGGCGCTTTCTGCATTAAATTTAGCTTGTTTTTGAGCTTGTAAAGCGGTGTCTTGCACATCCTCTTTTCCTGCTATATTCAAAGCAGTGGATAACAATTCTCTATCTGCTTTTGTTTGCGCTAGCCTATCTGCAATGTCTTCTCTTCTTTGCCTTCTCTTTAATCCCTGTAAACCAATAGCTGACTCACCGAGACCCGATGCAATTTCACCTAAATTTTTAGCAGAACCTATGGCTTTAGCTAAGTTGCCCAGAGTAAATACGCTAAGTTCTCTTTGCCGATCTTCTTCTGTAATTTTAGGTATGTCTATGCTTTTTAAACCAAATCTTTCTGTAATTCCACTGACTCTTTCTTCTAAAGGAGCTTTTGGTTTTATGGAAAAAGCATCTTCTATATCTTGCATACCTTGTTCTAAATTAAAACTTTTTAGCCCAGATGTTTCTATTGGGGCAGATGTTGTATCCTGTTTTTTCACTAATTCCAAAGCTCTGTCTAATCTTCTTCTTGTATCGACCTCAACATCATTAGTGGATTGATTTTTTGTTCTTGCTTGACCTCTAGCCAAAGCCGCATCTGTCACTAATTTAGCTTGCGCTTCTGGCTCTCTTTGCATAGAACCTATTCCTAATTTTTCTCTATCTCTAGCTCCTCCTGCAAAATAATCATATAGAGGAAACTCTTCTCTTACTTTATCTAAGTCTCCAATATCTGACAATGCATCAGTAGTTTGCGTTATACCCGTAGCACCTATTGCCATAGATTTTTGTATATCTGCAAGTTGCTTGTTTAACATTTGCCTTCTCATCGGAGCAAGAAATGGGTCTCTTAGTTCTTGAGTAATACTTTGAAGCAGAACTTGTGGTGAGGTAGCTGTAAGACCTCCTGCTTGCATTTGTACAGGCGGAGCCATGCCCTGCGACCCAGAACCTTGGGAGTTAACTGGTGAGGACATTCTGGCTTGCATAGGCATAGCCCCTTGACCTTGCATCAATCCCATGACCGCTTCCTCAACTACTGTGGTTTGCGGTTGGTTCATTCTAGCTACTTCATTTTCATACATTTTTCTAAACTTTGCTCGTCTTTGCACCTCTGATACGACCATAAAAACTGGATACTTAGAATCAGGATTATTAATCATGGCGGCAAGTTCTGCATCTGGAACGCTTTCTAACTCTTCTCCAATCTCAATTAAGTTCATAGCCATTAACTCATACCTCTATATAGTCCTAATGCCCCTAAACCAGTGCCGACTAATGACTGAAATAATCCCGGCTGTTGTTGCATTGTGCTTATGGTTTGATTTGGAGTTACAGGCACACCTCTTAATAAGCCGCCATAGAATCCTAACTGTCCTCTTGTGGCATCTTGCTGTCTTAAGAAATCTTGATAACCCATATCCAAAGCCGCTTGTTGCAGTGCTCTCTGCTGTGCGCCCTGTCTTCTTAGCGCATCTAGTCTTGCTAGCGTATCCGC